GATAAGGAGACTAAGGTTCGTGTTGTGGCTATTCTTGATTACTATAGCCAGACAGTACTGAAACCTCTCCATGAATTTATCTTTAATATTTTGAAGAAAATTCCACATGACTGCACCTTTTCTCAAGGGAAACCTTTTGAAAAGGGGCGATTATCATCTTGGGAAACTTTTCATTCTATTGACCTCGAAAAGGCAACAGATAGGTTTCCTATTGAACTAATCGCGGAAGTACTTGAAGGGCATTTGCCCCGAGAGTACGTCTCAGCGTGGTCCTATACTATGGTAGGACTTCCATTTGGAACCCCTCGTAACGGAGAAATCCGTTATGAAGTTGGTAATCCAATGGGAGCCTACTCATCATGATCTTCTTTTAGTTTGGCGCACCATTATGTGTTGTATTATTGTTGCAAAGAACTAGGGATGACATGGAAGTCAGCGCCCTATTATCTTATTGGTGATGATATAATTATTGGGAATGATTCCCTTTATTATAAATATATCGAAGCCCTTGAGATGATAGGTGTCACTTATAATGAATCCAAAACTCACAACTCCAAACATTTGTTTGAATTTGCGAAGAGGATTATTTATAAGGGTAAGGAGATTACTCCATTTGCTATATCTTCACTTGTAGGGCAGGGTGCTAATTTTTATACCTTGGCTTCGGTTCTCTTAACAGAGCAACGGAAGTCGTGAAATTTAGAAAATGGTAGCTCTCAGAAAGCTGTTGTCTTGTTCTTCAAGAACTTTATGGGCACATCCTCTACTTTTAGTAAAAGGATGGGGTCTCGAGTTAAAGCTTTTGAATGTGTATCTGACTGGTTAAATCAACGTATAAGTGCTGTAGACTGTGTGTCTAGTGTTTGCAGGACGAATCGCTTGAATTTAATCGTGAATGATACACAAGCTTTAGAATTGTTGCTTTCTGTGATTAAATGAAAATTTAATCCAGAGCAACTTAATTCTCTCGAGGGTTTTAAGGAAACTTATAAACTTACAGAAAGTTCTTTGGTTGATATCCAGACAAGAGCAATTGCTTTGGCTGAGGATAGCAGTTTGGGAACTCCTGAAGAGAGGAAAGTTTTACCTTCATTGGATTACTTCGATCTCTTCACGGTACCTAGGTTGATGGTCGTCTCCGAGCTTAATAGCAAGGTGGCTGATCTTCAACGTAAAGTTGCGGAAGCAGAATATCTTTCTAAAGGAGGCTGAAAAGCCGACCTTAGAAGCTTATCTATCCCATTGGGAGATAAGATATTCACCGAAAAGCCCCAGACTACCCTTAATCGAGTAGTTTCTGTGCTTAGTGATGAACTTGCGAAGCGTCTAATCCTATGAGATGAGGAAACTCGAAAGAGTGACACCATCTTATATGATGATGATGCTTTAGCCTACATCCATTTAGGATTGTAATCAGGATTTAAAACCTGAACTTAGACCAAATAGGTGAAAACCGGGGTGGTCTAAGATTATTGCGAGGAGCTTAACTAGCTCCCGCTAAACCCC